CATCACTCTGGCGGGCATCCTGCTGGATGAGGTGGCCTTGATGCCCCGCTCCTTTGTGGAGCAGGCCTGTGCCCGTTGCTCTGTGGAGGGCTCCAAGTTGTGGTTTAACTGCAACCCGGAGGGCCCAAGCCACTGGTTTTACATCACATGGATTTTGGAGGCAAAAAAGCGTAACATGCTGCACCTCCATTTCACCATGGATGACAACCTCAGCCTCTCCCAAGCCGTCAAGGCAAGGTATGAGAGCCTTTACTCCGGCGTGTTTTATGACCGCTTTATCCGTGGCCTGTGGGTGGTAGCGGAGGGGCTGATTTACACCATGTTCAACAAAGACTATCATGTGGTGCCGCAAGAGCCCCGGCCCTATGATCGCTATTACATCTCCTGTGACTATGGCACCATCAACCCCACCAGCATTGGGCTGTGGGGCCGGGCCAATGGCCGGTGGTACAGGATGCGGGAGTATTACTTTGACAGCCGCAAAGAGGGGCGGCAGCGCACCGATGAGGAGCACTACACTGAGCTGGAAAAGCTGGCCGGTGATCTGCACATCACTGCGGTCATCGTTGACCCCTCAGCGGCATCTTTTATTGAGGTCATCCGCCGCCACGGACGGTATAGGGTGGAGAAAGCCTCCAACGCTGTCATTGACGGCATCCGCAATGTGGCCACACGGCTCCAGAGCGGTGATATTTTCATCTGCTCCAACTGCACTGACTGCATCCGGGAGTTTGGCATGTACCGATGGGATGAAAAGGCCACCATGGACCGCCCCATCAAAGAAAATGACCACAGCATGGATGATGTGCGCTACTTCGTGCACAAAGTCTTTGCCCCGGCCCTGTTCAGTTTCAAGTGAGGTGGCGCTGATGAGGATTTCCGTGTTGGGTGTACCCTACACCCTTGAATATCGCAAAAAGGCCAAAGACACCAACCTGGCGCACTGTGACGGCTACTGTGATTTTTCCACCAAGACCATTGTGGTGAAAGACTACACAGCAGCAGAACGCAAGGAGCCCATGACCATGGCTGATCTGGAGGCCTACAAGCGCAAGTGTATGCGCCATGAGATCACGCACGCTTTTCTCTATGAGAGCGGCTTGAGCATCAACTCCCTCAACCTTGACGGCTCCTGGGCCACCAATGAGGAGATGGTGGACTGGGTGGCCATACAAGGTCCCAAACTATACGCCGCCTGGACAGCGGCAAAATGTCTGTGAGGTGAGAAAAGCATGGTTGTGCTGAATTTGAGAAATGACTGCGCCCAGCGTACCGCCACCAATTTCACACAGGGCATGACTGACAAGCGCTTTCTGGAGCTGGAGATCACCGCATGGTTGAAAAGCCCAGAGCGTGCAAAGCAGATTGCCGGTGAGATGTACTATGACGGCGGCCACGCTGTTCTGGGGCGCAAGCGCATGGCGTTGGACGATGACGGCAAGCCCAAGGAGCTCAAGCATCTGCCCAACAATCGACTGGTCAACAATCTGTATTCCAAGATGGTGGACCAGAAAACCAACTACTCCTTTGGCCGTCCGTTTTCCTTTGACACTGAAAACACCAAATATGCTGAAACTCTGGGGACCGTTCTTGGCCCCCGTTTTCGCCGTTTGATGCGGAATGTTGGTGAGGGTGCATGGATTGGCGGCAAAAGCTGGGTCTATCCCTACTATGAGAGCGGCGTGCTGTCTTTCAAGCGTTTCCCCGCTGATGAGGTGCTTGCTTTCTGGGCTGATGCTGACCACACCATCCTGGATGCTGCTGTGCATGTCTACATGGTGCTGGAGTATGATGAGCATGAACAGGCCAAGGATGTGGTCAAGGTTGAGGTCATGCACGGCGGCGGCGTTGACTGTTTCATCCGCAAGGATGACGGCACGCTGGAGCCGGACCCCCAGGCCGCCTCTGGGGATTACATCACAAAAGTGGACCCTGCCACCCAGCAGGTCACCACATACAACTGGGAGCGCATCCCTCTGGTGTGCTTTAAGAGCTCCCACCATGAAATCCCGTTGCTCTCCAGAGTGAAATGCTTGCAGGATGCCTATAATGATGTGCTTTCCAACTTCGCCAATCAGATGGAGGAGGACATCCACAGCACCATCCTGGTCATCAAGAACTATGACGGAGAGGACCTTGGCACTTTCCGCCGGAACATCATGGAGTATGGCTCCATCAAGGTGCGCTCCTATGAGGGCTCTGAGGGTGGCGTGGAAACCCTGCAAATTGAGGTCAACGCCGAAAACTACAAGGTGCTGCTCTCTCTGCTCAAGGATGCCATCATTGAGAACGCCAGAGGCTATGATGCCAAAGATGACCGCATGAGCGGCAACCCCAACCAGATGAATATACAGAGCATGTACTCTGACATTGACCTGGATGCCAACGGTATTGAAACAGAGTTTCAAGCCTCCATGGAGGAGCTGCTTTGGTTTGTCAACAAGCATCTGGCCAACACCGGCGGCGGCTCCTTTGAGGGTGCTGAGGTCACGGTGATCTTTGACCGTGATGTGCTCATCAATGAAACGGAGGCCATCAACAACTGCAAAAACTCTGTGGGCATCCTCTCTGATGAAACTATTGTCAAAATGCACCCCTGGGTGAGTGACCCGGAGCAGGAGCTCAAGCGTATCAAGGCGGAGAAAGAGGAGGCCGCCGCTGACCCGTACCGTGCCGCCTTTGAGGCCAACAGGACCAAGCCCGGCGCTGCTGGCCAGGAGCCGCCTGTAAAGGACGGTGGCACCGATGGCAAGACAGAATAATGCACAGTATTGGGCCCAGCGTATGAAAAACATGGAGGAGGCGCTGCTTGACCAGTCCTACTCCTATGTGCAAAACCTGGATGCCCAATTTGCCCGTGCACAAGCTGAGATTGAAAAGCAGATCACCGTGTGGTATCGGCGCTTTGCTGTCAACAATGAGATCACGCTGGCTGAGGCCAAGCGGCTCCTCAATTCTGATGAGTTGCAGGAGTTTCAATGGTCTGTGTGGGAATACATCAAACATGGCCAGGAAAACGCCCTTGACGGGCGCTGGATGAAAGAGCTGCAAAATGCCAGCGCACGGGTGCACATTTCCCGTCTGGAGGCATTAAAGTTGCAAATCCAGCAACAGGCTGAGGTGTTATATTCCAACCAACTGGACAGCATTGATGCGGTTGCCCGGCAGATGTATGAGGGCAGCTATTACCACACCGCTTTTGAGGTCCAGCGTGGCCTTGGTGTTGGGTGGCCAATCAGTGCTCTCAGTGATGATGTTATCAGCAAAGTGCTTTCCCGCCCTTGGACGGCTGACAATCAGACTTTCCGGGACCGTTGCTGGGCCAATAAGCAAAACCTGGTCAACAGCGTCAATACGCACTTGACCCAGATGATTATACGGGGTGATGCCCCGGACGATGCCATCACGGCCATCTCCAAGCAGTTTGATGTGTCCCGGCAGAAAGCGGGCCGTCTGGTGATGACGGAGGCCTCAGCCTTTGCAAGCGCAGGGCAAAAAGACAGCTACAACGCACTGGGCGTGGAGCGTTACACGGTTGTGTGTGCCATGGATGTGGATGTGTGCAGTCTTTGCGGTGCAATGGATGGCAAGGTGTTCAAAATGTCTGACTACCAGGTGGGAGTGACGGCCAACCCGTTTCACCCCTGGTGTCGATGCTGCACGGCCCCGTATGATGAGGATGTTGCCAAAATTGGTGAGCGCCTTGTCTATGATGCGGTTACGGGTGAGAGCTACAAGGTGCCCTATTCTATGACCTATGATGAGTGGAAAGCTCAACAGGAGGCCACCTATGGAAAAGGCATAGTTGAAAAGACCCGAAAGATGCGCTATAATGAAACAAATGACCCAGACAAGGAACAGTTTGAGCGCTATAAATCAGTTTTGGGAGATATGGCTCCTAAGCGTTTTGAGGATTTTAAGCAGCTCAAACAAAACCCCGAAAAGTGGGCCATTGCCAAGGCCCAGTATAGGACCTTGAACAGCTACAAGGTGGATGCGGGTGACATATCCCGCACGGATATTTTGCAGTTGGATGATGCGGTTATTTCTGAAAAGAGAAACCAGTTTACCAGCAAATACAAATACAGCGGCAATATTGCGGGCGCATATTTGGATGGGGACCCCCAGCAAATGTATTTTGCTCACAGTATGCTGTCTGAAAATGCCAAGGGCTACAATGGCACCAGCACGCTGGCTTTGCTTAAAGACAAGCGCAGATTTTCCTACATTGATGTGCCCGGAAAAGATGGTGTCATGCGATCTGGTACTTGGCATGATACAGAGGCAAAGCTGTTTGAGTATTTTGCTGATCTATACGAAACAAAACCCTTTAAGACCATCACCATGCTCTCTGAAAGAGGCATGTGTGACAGTTGCAAGGGTGTTATGGAGCAATTCCAGGCGCTACACCCGGATGTGACAATCAATGTTGTTTCCAACAAAAAGGTTGAGGGCGCTGTCTGGAAATACAGGAGGCGGAAAAAATGACCTACAAAATCAAATACAAAGATATGGAGGACATTTTCCTCAGCCGTATGCGTTTGGATAAGCCCAAAACCGGGGCGGCTGCGGCAAGTCTGTGGCTCCCGGAGTTTGATGAGGCGCAGCTCCAGGAGGCCGAAAGGCTCAATGTCATCTTGCCTCTCATCAGGTGGTGCGTTGATCGTGATCTGCTGACGGATGAGCTCAAGGATGAGCTTGACCTGTACTATGAGGACTACACCAACGGGGTGCTTGATGATGTCCTGGCCGACTATGAGGCCAATGAGGTCATTGCTGATCTCACGGCGTGCTACAAAAAGGTTTTCATGTAGCCGCCCCAATATGATGTTAAAGGCATCGTGCTGAAAATGCACGGTGCCTTTTTCATACCCAAAAATACCGCTTGCCCGGCGGACTACAAGAGGGGCGCTGCAATACCGGGACTGGCCGGATTAACAAGGACAGCAGAATACAAGGAGGTAAAACGAAATGGCACTTGAATGGCTGAAAAACATCTTGGGAGCAGCCTACACTCCCGAAATTGACACGGCGGTGGCACAGGAGATTGGCAAGGGCTTTGTGGCCCGTGCAGACTTCAACGCCAAGGCCGCCAAGGTCACAGAGCTGGAAACTGAGGCAACCCAGTTGCGTGCGGATGTCAAAACCCGTGACACGCAGCTTGAGGAGCTGAAAAAGTCCGCCGGTGACAACGCTGATCTGAAAAAGCAGATTGAGGATTTGACCGCCCAGAACAAGGCGGACAAGGCCGCCCATGACAAGGAGCTGGCCACGGTCAAGTTGATGGCCGCAGTGGACGCAGAGCTCACCGCTGCCGGGTCCAAAAACAACACCGCTGTCAAGGCTGTGTTGGCCGATTTCCTCAAGGATGCCAGCATTGTGGATGGCAAGGTCACCTCTAAGGTTGGCGGTGAAACCACCACCCTTGCGGCCAAGGTGGAGGCTCTGAAAAAGGACGCTGCTACTGACTTTATGTTTGGTGCGGCGGCCAAATATGACGGCTGGAAACCCGGTGAGGGCGGGGACAAGGGCGGCAAGCCCGGAGCGGACAAGAAACCCTCTGAGATGTCCTACTCTGAGCTGACTGAGTATCTGGCCGCCAATCCCGATGCAAAACTTGATTGAGAGGTGAAATTGCATGAGAAATGTGACCACTCCTCGCACGGTGTCCTTTGAGGAGGCTTTGCGAAATCTGGCCTCTAAGCTGACCGGCACCCCCGTCAAGGAGCTGCCCCGCACCCAGGAGGCCGTTGTGCAGTACATGGCGGAGCATGTCCCCTCTGTGGATGAGATGGCTGAGGCTGTCACACAGGAGGTCATTGCCCGTCTGGTACAGATCACGCCCGCCGGTGAAACTGATGAGGAGCAGACCGGCGGAGAGCCCGCTGCCGATGGTGAGCCCGCCTCTGGTGAGGATGGAGCCGCTGCCGCCAGCACCACTCCCGAACAGCCCCAGGAGCCCGCTGCTGAGGAGCAGCCCGCAACGGAGGGCAAAACCAAAAACGGCAAAAGCCGTAAAAACTAATTTCAGAAAGGAAGTTTTGAATTATGCCTAACACTAAGTTTGACGCTAAGAGCTTTAATCCCCAGGCGTTCAAGTATCTGGTGGACCGTGTACCCCGTGAGCGCCTGAACGAAATCCGCAAGTCCCGTGTCCTGGTAGGCAACCCCGACATCCGTGAGGTGTTTGCCTCTCAGAACGGCACCGGCTACGCCCGCATTGCCATGCGTGGTCTGCTGGACGGCGATGCCGTGAACTATGACGGCCAGACCGACATCACCGCAACCAGCACCAAGACCTTTGAGCAGGGCGTGGTTGTCATTGGCCGTGCCAAGGCTTGGGTGGAGCGTGACTTCTCCCATGACATCACCGGCGGCGTTGACTTCATGGACAATGTTGCTGCCCAGGTTGCCGAATACTGGGAGGACATTGACCAGGACACTCTGCTGGCCATCCTCAAGGGTGTTTTCTCCATGACCGGCGGCAAGAACGCTGAGTTTGTTGAAAAGCACACTTTGGTTGTGGACGGCCCCATGGAGGGCACCACTCTGAACAGCGCCACCTCCAAGGCTTGTGGTGATCGCAAGAAAAAGTTTGCCATGGTGTTCCTGCACTCTGATGTGGCCACCAATCTGGAAAACCTCAACCTGCTCACCAACCTCAAGTACACCGATGAAAAGGGTGTCACCCGTGATCTGACCCTGCACTCCTGGAATGGCAAGCTTGTCATTGTGGATGACAGCATGCCTGTTGATACCTCCGGTGATGAGCCCATCTATACCACTTATGTGCTGGGTGAGGGCTCCATCAACTTTGAGGACATCGGTGCCAAGGTGCCCCATGAGATGGCCCGTGACCCCAAGACCAACGGCGGCCAGGACACTCTCTACACCCGCCAGCGCAAGTGCTTTGCGCCTTTCGGTATCTCCTACGAAAAGACCAGCCAGGCCAGCCTCTCTCCCACCAATGAGGAGCTGGAGAACGGTGCCAACTGGGCTCTGGTCCACTCTGGTGAAACTGAGGAGGCCCAGCGCTCCTATATCACCCACAAGGCCATCCCCATCTGCCGCATCCAGTCCAAGGGCTAAGGTGAGCGGCCATGACCGTATATGAGGCCGCTGTGACCCGGCTGGCCATGCTGGGCTACACCGTCACGGATGCTGACAAAACCGGCCTTGAGCTTTTAATCAGCCAATGTGAGCAGGAAATCCTCCTTGAGATTAACCACAAGGAGATGCCCAAGGGGCTTTTCTATGTGCACGCTGATAAAGTGGCCGGTCAATTCCTCTTTGATAAGAAAGCCGCCGGGCAACTGGACGGTGTGGAGGGCTTTGACTTCTCTGCACCGGCCAAGAGCATCACGGAGGGTGATGTGTCTGTCACCTTTGCTGGAGCCAGTGATGGTGCCAGCACAGCAGAGGCACGCTTTGATGCCATGCTGGACAGGCTCATCCACCCCTCTGAGAGCATCCTGGCCGCTTTTAGGAGGCTGCGGTGGTAATTTCCCCCGCCTACAAAAAGGCCATCCAGAGCCTCTGGGATGGCCGGGCAACGGTCACCGTGCTGGATGGGGAGCTCAACCCCGCCAATGGCCGCACGGAGCCCAAGGAGCGTGTGACCGTCAGTGATGTGCCATGCCGCATCTCTTTCAAAACCGTTGAAAACACGGAGCCTGTGGATGAGGCCGCCCAGGTGGCCCAGACTGTAACACTGTATATTGACCCTGCTGTGGACATCCCGGCAGGGTCAAAAATTACTGTCACACAGGATGGCGTGACCTGCGATTATGAGCGGAGCGGAAAACCTGCGGTCTATACGGCCCACAAGGAAATCCAGCTTGTTCTTTTCAAGGGCTGGGCCTAAGAGATAGGAGGACCCCCATGGCAGAGATCAATTTCAACTCCATTTTTGACGGCGTGAGCCTTGCGCTGCACGCCGCTTTTCCTGCCAGCAAAGTGCATGGCGGGAGCGTAAAACAGGGACTTTCCCCTGGTGACTTTAATGTGGTCATCCCCAGAGCTGAACACACCAAAGAGGTGGGCCAGCGTTACAAGCGCAGCCCCTTTGTGGATGTTATATATTACCCGGTAAGCGGTGCGGCAGATTGCTATGACAAAGCAGACCAGCTCACCCAACTGCTGGGTAGTATCAAAACTCCACAGGGTGACACCATCCACGCCACATCTACGGATTGGCAGGTGGATGATGGTGTGCTGCATGTTTTCCTGCGGTATGATCACAGCATCTTTATTGTGCAGACGCATGACCTCATGGAAACTCTGCACATCGAACAGGAGGGCTAAAAGGCTATGGCTAAGACTGAAACCAAAGCGGAACAGGCGGCGGCTACCTACACCAAGGCACAGTTGACCGCCTCCAAGAAATATGCCAACCAGCGGGACATTATCAGCGCCCTGCTGGACGATGGCAAGGCCTACACCTTGGATGAGGTGGATGCGCTGATTAACAAGTACATGAAAGGTAAGGTGAAATAATATGGCTCTTGGCGGAGGCACCTGGCTGACCCAGAACAAGGTTTTGCCGGGCACTTATGTCAATTTCACCAGCGTGGCAAAGGCATCCGCTACTCTGTCCAACAGAGGCTATGCGGCTGCACCCTTTGCTCTGAGCTGGGGCCCGGAGGGTGAGGTTTTTGCTGTCACCTCCGGCGATTTTCAGAAAAACAGCAAGGTCATCTTTGGCTATGCCTATGACCACCCCAAGATGCTGCCCCTGCGTGAGATTTTCCTGCACGCCACCACCGTCTACTGCTACCGCCTGGGCACTGGTGCTGTCAAAGCTGCTTGTGCGCTGGCTACTGCAAAGCACCCCGGTGTGCGTGGCAATGACCTGACCATCAAGGTGGCCGCTAATGTGGACAATGATGGCATGCTGGATGTCAGCACCTATCTGGACGGCATCTGTGTGGACACTCAGACCGTCAGCACGGCTGCTGATCTGGTGGCCAATGACTTTGTGGCCTTTAAGAGTGACGCAGCTCTGGAGGCTACTGCGGGCACTCCTCTGACCGGCGGCTCCGATGTTGCGGAGATCACCGGCGATGCACACCAGGCTTTCCTGGATGCCGTGGAGGCCTATGCTTTCAACACCCTGTGCTGCCCTGTGGCAGATGCTACCACGGTGCAGCTCTATGCTGCCTACACCAAGCGTCTGCGTGATGAGCTGGGCGCTAAATTCCAGTTGGTGGCATGGCAGCCCAATGCTGACTATGAGGGCGTGATTGGTGTGTGGAACACCTCCACCCACGCCACCATTGCCGGTGTTGAGGAGCACGCCATTGTGTACTGGGCCGCAGGTGCCCATGCTGGCGTTGCTGTCAACAAGTCCCTCACCAACAGCAAGTATGATGGTGAGCTGATCGTTGACACCGACTACACCCAGGTGGAGCTTGAGGCCGCCATCAAGGCTGG